CACTCAAAAGATAACGACAATGCAGTCGAACTCAAGGTGAGTAAGAACAGGCAAGAGGTAAAGCACGAGCCTATTAAACTCTGGCTAGATACTGATGAGCTTAGATTCACAGATGTGCGCGTCTTTGAAACGGTTTATACGCCTATGCCTAGCTATGGTACTAATCAATCTCAGACACAACAGGCACCAGCATCAGACAAAGTCGAGGTAGTTGTCATATGAGAATGAATTACAAAAGTTATCCGACAGACTATGTGCAGCAACTCAAGCAAAATGCCAACAGAAAGAAAGCACGTGCTTTTATGGAGTACTGGGATGATATGGAGCATGGAGACCACAACACTATACGCTTCTATGCTCAGAGTTGGGATGTCAGTGTTGGATGCACATCCAATTGGCTAAAAGAATTTAATCATGAGATAGACCTTTTTCTATCACATTGGGACATTAGAAATAAGCAACACTATAGCTACGCAAAAAAATCGAGTGAACAAAAAGTGAACAAAATGAACACAGATACAGCCCAAGAAGTAGGGCTTTGTAGAAAAGCAAATGAACACGAAGTGAACGAAGACTTTAATTTATATAATAACAATAATAAAGGGCATTGGGCTTTTGACAAAGACTTTAATGAATTATATTTTGTTTATGGTGCAAATACTAAATACAAGGGAACGAAAGCAGAAGCTTATGAAGCTTTTAAAAATGTTTCAGTAGATCTAAATCTTTTAAAGCTTGCAGCTATGAGATACTTACATGATCCAGAAACAGAAGGTCGTAGATATAATCTACCAAACTTCCTAAAAAATGAAATCTATCTCTCTTACCTACCAAAAAGAATACGATTAACATTGGACGGTGTAGAGCGCATCGGTCTTTATGATGCAAACACATTGATATTTAAATCTGAGACAGATTCTTTTGTAGGGCAACTTACTTCAAGCAGGCTCGTTGAACTGTTTGAAACCAATAGCATGGAGTTTTTGAAGATATGATTACATCAAATATAGAGCAGATTATAAAAGAAATGACAGACTTTGAAAAGAAGCAGCTGCCGTACATAATGAAGTGTACTGCTAATGACATAGCATTTGATGTGATGAACACAGCTCGTAAGGAAGTGCGAATGAAGTTTAATGGGCAGAGTTTAGCAAGTGCGATTCTAGTAAATCAAGCAACCAAACAAAATCCAGTTGCAGAAGTATTTGTAAGTGATGCGTTTAGAGGGATAGGTAAAACTCAATATGCAACACCAACATGGAAAGTTCATGCATTAACAGTACTTGAAAAAGGTGGAATGAGACCAACAAAAAGCATGGAAAGATTGATGGTAAAGGCTGGTCTTTTACGAGGTACAGAAGTTCTTATTCCTGATGGAAAGATTGAGCCTTGGGTCTATGTTCAATTAATGTCTGTACTGCATCTTAACTGGAAACCAGGATACAATGCAAACGAAACAAAAGGGAGTAGAAAACGAAGAGAAACAGCTCTGAAAAATGCAGGGAAATCGGAATCTAAATTTTTCGTTGTTACTACAAAACATATTGCAATATCTCGACATTTTGGAAAAGTAAAACAAAAAAGAACCGGTTTAGCACCTGGAATATATGCACGCATGTTGGACAATGCAGACAAAAGACAAGTATTTAGGTTATTTAAGATAGGGAGTAATACTAATTATATGAAACGATGGGACTTAGAAAGAATAGTACATCTTATTTATGATAAAAGAGGGTATAAATATTTTAGTAAAGCCTATGATTATGCAATGTTTACTGCAAGAAGATGAAAAAGGTACTCCGTGCGGCTCATGTATTTGAGGGTAATTGGCACCTCGATTTCTCATTATTTATCAATTTTTGAAAGTAGGTGAAATCGGTTTTTAGGTTAAAAGGTTAAGTGGTTAAGTGGTTAAATTGGTGAATTTTGTAAAAAGGTTAAATTTTAAAAAGTGAGGGTTTGAAAATGGTTGAAGTAAGTAAGAGTGAATTGGCAGCACAACTTGGTGTAAAACCTTCAATGGTTTCTAAGCATGTGAAGTCTGGTGTACTTGATGGATGCTACACACCAAACGGAAAAAAACTCTATCTTGAAAAAGCGATACAGGCGATAGCTCTCTCACGAAAAAAGGGTTCAGATGAGAGTGTGCCGGATACTGATACGGTTGATGAGATACCAGAGCAGATATATACTGCTGAATCACAGCAGGAACTATCAAAACTTTTACTTCTCGCGAAGTCTCCATCACAAAAGGTGCAGATTACTAAAGATTTTTGGGTTGGAAAGATTAATAGGCAGAGGTTTTTAGAGGCTGAAGGGGAGCTCATTAGCGTAAAAGATGCGAAAGTGGCCATTGAGACGCTTCTTGGTCCACTCAATCAATACCTTAACGATCAGGGGAGTAATCTAAAAAATAACTTTCCGAATATTCCTGTTGAGGTGATGGAGTGGCTTGATGAGGAAAACAACAGACTCAAAGAGCAGCTTAGGGTAACGCAATGGGATTGAGTGATCAACAAAAGCAGATTATTGACTATGGCATCAATATTTTAAAGCCAAAACCAAAACTCACCGGTTCGCAGTGGGCAGATAAGTACTTCTACCTCTCTGCTGAGTCTTCATCTGCTCCAGGTAAGTGGCATACACGACCGTGGCAAAGAGAGATCATCGATGCTATGACTGACAACACTACAAAAATATGCGTCTTTAAAAAGCCCACAAGGGTTGGATATACCAAAATGCTCAATATTGCTGCGGCGTTTTATATTCATCAGCACCCATCAGTGCAGTTGCATTATCAACCAAATGCAGATGAGGCAAAGGGGTATGCAGAAGATGAGTTTGAGCCCATGGTACGTGACAACAGAGTCATTTCAAAGCTTATAGAGACACCAAACATGCGTGGTCGTGTCAAAAAAGAGAAAACCATCAAAAAACTTTATCCTGGAGGGTATGCAGAGTTTCTCGGTGCGGAGTCTGATAGGAATTTTAACAGACGAACTGCAAGGGTTGTGAGTGCCGATGAGCTCGATACATGGAAAAAAGAGGTCGGTAATGCCGGTGATGTTGTGGCCACTATGATGCGAAGAACATCGGACTTTTGGGACAGAAAAAACATACTTGGAGGAAAGCCTATAGGCGGTGAGTTTACGGCTGAAATGGATGATGATAAACTTGATGGAATCTCACTTATTGACTACTGGTTCAAGAAGGGAAGTCAGGAATATAGGCACTTACCGTGCCCATATTGTAAGTTTTATCAAAGGTTTGATTTTGAAGATTTAACCTGGAATAAGGACAAAGATGAAAACGGCAACACCATCGCACACCATCCTGAAACAGCGCATTTCACGTGTAAAAAATGTGGCGAGAGAATTTACGACCAGCACAAAAGAGATATGGATAAAAAAGGCAAATGGGTAGCAGAAAATCCAAAAGCACTTCGTGATGGGATCCGCTCTTTTCACATCTGGGCGATGCTTTCTTACTCTCCAAATGTTACATGGGCAGATATCGCTAGAGAGTTTTTGGCTTCTAAAAATGACAGACTCAAACTCAAAGCTTTCACCAGTGAAGTTCTTGCACTTACATGGGAAGATGAGTACGAAAAGGTCAACATAGGCGACTGGGAAGAGAGAAAAGAACCGTATACCTCACAAGTACCTGAAGGTGTGTATGTTTTAACAGCCGGTGCAGATACTCAAGATGACAGGATTGAGTGTGAAGTTGTTGGATGGGGTGCAGCGGAAGAGAGCTGGAGCATAGAGTACAAAATATTTTATGGCGATACTTCCAAGCCTGAAGTATGGCAGCGTTTTGATGAGTTTCTTTTGAAGACATACACACATGAGAGCGGTGGTCTTATGCGTGTTTACTGCTGCGGGTTAGATACACAGGGGCATAGAGCAAAAGAGGCGTATGCGTTTTGTAAGGCACGATTTCACAGGCGTATATTTGCCTTTAAAGGTTCAAGTACTGTTGATGCACCTATTGCACCGCGTTTGGCAAGTAGAAACAACAAGGGCAAAGTACCACTGTTTCTCATAGGTGTCAATCAGGCAAAGGATGTGATCTATTCTCACATCATGACCGAAGCACCAGGACCAGGATATATGCACTTTCCTCAAGAGGATGTGTACTCTGCCGAGTACTTCAAACAGCTTACGGCTGAAAAAAGAGACAAAAGAGGAAAATGGATTAAGACCAGGGCTCGAAATGAGGCTCTTGATGTCAGAGTGTACGGTTATGCCTCTTTGTTCGTTTCAGGTGTAGATATAGAGCTTCTAGCGGCAAATAATAAACCTATCATGCATGTACAAACACACAAAGCAGAAAAAAAGCAGCGAAGAAGAGAAAAAAGAGACTATTTGGAGGAGTTTTAAGATGGCATTACAAAAGAGAATTTATTTACCGCGCAGCACAATAGACTATGCAGCGATTAGAGCCGTGTATGAGTATGCAGAAGATGAGGGTTTGACATTTGGCAAGGCGTTAGAGAGAATACTCTTGGATTCTCAAAAGTTCAATGTTTATCTTGAAAAACTCTCAAAAGGGAGTGAGTGGTTTGCAAAAGATGCGGAAGATTTTAAAGAGTCTTCGTAAAAATATGCTATAATTCCGCACATTTTTTAAAAAGCGTGCTACAAAAAGAAACATTTATGTGTTGCTAAGTGGCAAAAAATGGTACTAAGTTTGCTGTTTGTGTAGATATGGTACTATTTTATTAATAAGTTAGGCGTCGAAAGACAATATAGCACACAAATCATTTTTAATTTGGAGGTTGTGTTATGAAAAATGTTATTCAAGGTGAAGGTGGACTTTAGTTCCATTTTCAAAATAAATCAAAAAGGAATCTTATGAAAAATGGAATCGAAGGTATCTAACACCATTTAAAGTAAAGTGCTTCCCACTCTTCAGCCAAAGTTTTATCTTTGTGCTTGTCTCTTCTATGCTCTATGTAGGGCTTAAAAAATTCAAAGTTTTTTACTATTACATGCTCTAGAGACTCTTTTACAAGAGTTTCATCAAGCATTTCGCTCTTTATTCCTATGGCTATAATTTCATATGTATTGATTATAGATAATAAATTTCGAATAATACTTACACCATCTTCAGTCATAGAACACATATCTGAAGTTTCTGAAATCTGATAATCTTTACATACCCACTTGTGAACCTCTTCATGGTTTAGTGGATTGTCTATTCTTCTTCTATCGGTAAAGCTGATAACTTCTCCATTTTCATTTTGAATAGCTTGTGTTTTTATAACAGCTTTATCTATATCAAGCCTAAACTCTTCTAGGTCTTTTACATAGAATGATATCTTTTCATATGCAAGATGTTTTTTATTCCAGGCGTTGTCTTGTTTGTATTTAAGTAATGCAATAATTGCAGATCCAGCGATGAACGGGTAGGATATTATCTTTACTATATATTCTGCAGATTGAAGATTCACTTCTATAAAAAAAGCAACGCTAATGAGCGTTATAATAGATCCAGTGATAAGACCTGCTGTTAATGATACATTATCGTATTTTTTTATCATCTCTATTTAAACCTTTGAATATATTGCCCATAAAGTGAGGCATCAAACTCATTGTCATATTCTTCCATCTCTGGTTCACTGTCAAGCTCTAATTCATCAAGTAAATACTCACTTTTTGATACTAAACGATTGAATTTTTTAGCTTTTTCTTCTTCTGGTAACTCAGATTCCACAATCTTCCTAAATTTGATAAGTTCTTTTACTTCATCCGTTAAACATTCTTCAGCGGTTTCTTTAGCATCATCTACCTCGTAAAAAGTTACAAAATCAAATTTATCTTGTAGATATTTATCAAATTCATTATATTTTTCCGGTGTTATGAGCTTCCCAATTAGTTTTAATTCTTCAAGTTCTGTGTCAGTATCTGGATCATCAAAGTAATAGTATCTATAAGGTTTGTCATATGCTATATCTATTGCGGTTCTCAAAATATCCATTTGCTCTTCTATTTTTTCAGCCTTAATTTCATCTTCTTCGTATTGGTACTTTTCTTCAAGTTTATCAAATCTAGTTTCTAAAGCTTCAATACCACTGAGTGTTTTAACTTTTTCAGCTATTTCTTCTGCCTGTTTTTCTTTCTCATCTTCACTCATTGGCGTGAATGTAGTCATTGATTTTTTAGATGGCGTCTTTATTCCTAGTGTTTTATTTATCTTATTAACAGCTCTTTTTCCTTTTTTTATTTCCTTGTCTATATAGGCATAGGCAATAAAAACCAAAACAAGGACAGTAATGATTTCCATTATTTTTCTTCCCCCTCTTGCTTACTTGCCATCTCTTTAAGTTCTATGCAGTTTTTGATCATCTCTATGGTGATGTTGTTTTTTTTGCAGAAGGCTCCGGTTTTTGTTAGTTCTAGGAGTTTTGGGAATTTTACTTTCCAACCTTTTATTGTTGCTTCACTTTTGTCTGTATATTCAGCTATGTCTTTATAAGTTACTTTTTTCATAAAAAGATTATATTTTAAAACTTCTTATAAAATTCTTTTTTTATGTGAAAGTTTCCTATTCGAAACCAATTAATAAAAATATAAGTTTTCCTATGTCATACTTTCGGCATCTTTAATGTTTCCTATAAGAAACTTTTTAAAAGGAGAATGTATGTCAATGTTAACCGAATTCCAGTTTGGAGAACAAGAAATCAGAGTTGTAGTCGATGAGACTACCAATGAACCTTTGTGGGTTGCAAAAGATATCTGCGAGGTGCTTCAATACAAAGAGGTCTCTAAAACTTTATCTAAATTAGATGATGATGAAAAGGGTACGAAAAAAATTCGTACCCTTGGCGGAGAGCAGAATATGGCGGTCATAAACGAAAGCGGACTCTACACCCTTATCCTGCGCTCAAACAAACCAGAGGCAAAAAAGTTTAAAAAGTGGGTAACTGCTGAAGTGCTGCCGACTATTAGAAAAACGGGAAGCTACTCAACAACTTCGGGTGTAGACTCAAACGCAGTGATGCTAGAGATGCTCAAAATGCAACAGCAGCTTATAGAGAACTCCCAAAAACAGACCGAGGCGGTGATAGAGCTTGTAAAGAGTATGCAACAAGCACCACAGCTCACGCAAGAGCCACAAACACAGTACCTCGACAGCCGAGACAGAAAAAAGCTGCGTGATGCCATACAGGAAAAAGCCAAAGAGGTGGCCAACGATATTGGCGTGTCAGTCTCAACTATCACACCGGCTATCTGGATCCAGCTCAAAAGCTTCTTTGATGTGGATGATTATCAGGACATATTAAAAAGTCAGATGAAAGATGTGATGCACTTTGTGATGTTTTGGGAGCCTGAGAAGGGAAGATTTGAGAGAGAAAAACCAACACATCAAATCACACTAGATGAAAACGGCAACTCTGTTGTGATCCCGATTGTGTAGGAGGTGTGTGATGAAAAAGAAAAAACTTTTAAAAAAACTACAAGCGTGTCAATATGAAAAAGAGTTTATTTTAGAAGAGATGGAATATATGCGTGAAGAACTAGAACAGTACAGCTACTCTATAGAGAGAAAAAAGAGCCTCACGCATGATGAACGCTTCGAGATGCTTTTGGTAGAGGCGGAAAAATCTTGCAAAGCATATAAAAATGGTGGAAATCTTACTGATTTTTATGTAGCACAAACTAGACTGTTTGCACAAAAGTGTCGCGATGCAAATGTGACGAATGAGAATAGGTGCATAAAATTACAAATCTCAGCTTAAAATTCCCTCTTTTTGAGGGAAATCTTCTACAAATTTCAAAATTCTTTTTTAGTACCCATACCGATATTGAAAAAAAAAGCTCATAATGCTCTCAAATTTACATAAAAGGTGTTTTTATGACTCTTGGTGAGCAGTTGGCGGATGTACAAGCAGCACTTATTCCAGCGAGAAAAGCGATTCGCACTCGAAGTGGTGACAAAGAGGTGCAACGCGCTTACGATATGCTGCTCCAAGAGCAAAAAGAGCTGAGAGAACTTATTAAAGTTCATGGCTCTGCCTATGATGAAAATCAGATAAGCACTCCAAAAAGTGCCGTGTATGGAGTGAGTTTTGGCTAACATCATACGAAAAGCACTTACTCTTTTTTCTAAACGGGCATTTTACGAGGGTGGAAAGCGTACTTTAGCCAACCGCGACTTTAACAATGCCAACTCCCCATTTGAGTACACCGCAAAACTTGACCGCGATGTGATGCGTGCCCGTGCAAGATGGCTCCATGAAAACAACCCAATTATGGCAAATATCGACAAAGCTATCATCAACAATGTTGTTGGTCGTGGAATAGGTTTGCAGTCAAAAACGGGCAATAAAAAACTAGATGATGCCATAGAGGCAAGATTTAAGGCGTGGGCAAACAGCTGCGATGTTACAGGGCGTTTTACTTTTACAGATTTTCAGCGACTTGTTCTCTCCTCACGCATGGTAGATGGGGAGATACTTATCTACAAAGTGATCGTAAACGGTGAGTTAAAACTCCAGCTAATCGAGGTTGATAATCTTGACAACTCAAGAGGCGACAACGGCATCGAGCTTGATGCCATGGGCAGACCTCTTCGTTACCACTTTAAACTCACTTACCAAAACGGCGAAACACAGCTCAAAGAGTTTAGCATCCCTGCAAAGGACATCATAAACTACTTTAACATTGAGCGACCTACACAGTATAGAGGCGTTTCAGAGTACAAACAGTCAATTTTAGACATCAAAAACTTTAGTGCTTTTCAGAGTGCAACCGTTATGAGTGCAAGAGCCAACGCCGAGATTGCCTACACAGTAGAGAGTGAGAGAGATGCCGGTGTGTTTGGTGTCGGCAGCGGATTTACAGATTATGATGAGCGAATCCAAGAAATAAACGGGCTTATGGTTTACTACCTAAGACCTGGTGAGAAAGTAGCAAAACATACAAACAATGCAGGCGGTGCAGGGTATGGAGAGTTCATCACAAGCACAGTCCGCATGATAGCAACAGCACGAAACATCTCTTACGAGTTGGCATTTAGAGACTACTCTCAGGTTAATTTTGCTTCAAGCCGTGCATCACTCATTCAAGACAACAAACGCTTTGACAATGAACAAGAGCATTTAGTCTCTCATGTACTCAATGAGATTTTTGATACATGGATGGAGATAGAGGTTTTATCTGGCCGCATCAAAGTCAATCCTTCCAAATGGGCAAAAGATAAAAGCCAGTTTATTAAACCTCGTTGGAGTTTTCCTAAGCGTGAGTGGGTAAACCCACAGCAGGATATGAAAGCGATTGAGAAAGAGATAGAGCTTAATCTCACAACTATGACAGATCTTGCACATGAGAGAGGACATGACCTTGAAGACATACTCAAAACAAAACAAAAAGAGCTTGAACTGATGAAAAAATATGGAATCAATCAGATAGAGGATAAACCAACTAAAAAAGGAGGTGAAAAAAATGCCTAAGGCAATGCAAAAGAGAGATGCACTCGTCGGTCAAATCCACGAGCGAAAAGCACAAGTCGCACAGAGTCAAACATCAAGCGATAGTTTGACTTTTGTGATGGTAAGTGAAAATAACGAGGGGATGCGATACGACTGGAGAATATCTGATAGTGAGTTTATCGAGCGGTTGGATATTAACGGTGCGGATATGAGTGGGTTAAATACTTTCTTTAAAAATCACAGTAGAGGTGTAGATGACGCGATAGGTCGGATAGAAAACACACGAATGGAAGGAACATCTCTGCTGTGTGATGTAGTTTTTGATGAGAGTGGGTTAGACATCAAGCGTAAGTATGAAAACGGTACTTTAACAGATGTGTCAATCGGCTACAAAATCAATAAATACACAGTAGAAGAGAGACAAGGTGAGCCTGACATAGTGACGATAACAGACTTTAGCATAGTTGAGTTGTCGGCAGTAGGGATAGGCTTTGACAGTGGTGCGAAACATCAAGGCAGAGATGCCAAATTTAATACAGGAGAGGATGAAATGCCAAAAGAATTACTAGAGAGACTCGCTAAATTAGAGAAAATTTCTCAAAGAAGTGAAGAGCAGGAAAAAGAGCTTGCACAGGTTCGTGCACAGATTGATACTGAGAAAGAGCTGCAAACGCTAAGAGCTGAGAAGATGGAAGCTGAGCGAAAAGCTGAGATTTTATCTATCGCTACTGCTTACGGTGCAAGTGCTGAAACACGTGCGAAGTTTGAAGAAAAAGGAACAGCTGCGGAGTTTATGAAGGCTATCTTGGATGAGAGAGCATCACAGCAAGAAACATTTTATGCACGCGCAAAAGATGATTCAACGCGTGATGAGATGATGCGAGCTATTACAGACGCAGTCGCTTTAAAAGCAGGTGTGCAAATCGAAAAACCTCATGCAGATGCAAATATGTTCCGTGGTGCTTCTATGGTGGATATTGCTAAAAAAGTGTGTGGTTTAAGAGGGTATGATAAAAACGAAATCGCTTCTCGTGCGATGGTCACTGCTGATTTTCCGATGTTGCTTGTAAATGCTGGTAATCGTGTGCTTGAGCAGGGGTATGCAACACAAACTTCATCATTTGAACAGTGGGTCCGTCAAGTGGATGTTCCTGACTTCAAAACAAATACAGACATTACACTTGGAACCTCTGGGCGTCTGTCTAAGCTTAACGAAGCAGGTGAGATCAAAGAGAAACAGCTTACTGAAGCCGGTGAAGATTGGAAAATTGAATCGTTTGCAAATGAATTTGTACTTACGCGTCAAATGATTGTCAATGATGATTTAGGGGCATTTAACAACCTCTTGTCTGAGTTTGGTCAAATGGCAAAAAGAACTGCAAACGGCATCGTTTATGATCTACTTCAAGCCAAAGGTGATTATGCCGGTTACAAAATGAAAGATGGTTTGGCAATTTTTGCAAGTGGACACAATAACTTAGATTCAAGTGGTGCTGTTATTTCAGAAGCATCACTCACTGCTGCTAGAACTGCGATGATGAGACAAACTTCACAAGGTGGCAAAGATGCGCTTAATATTGTGCCTGAGTTCTTGATTGTAGCTCCTGAGCAGGAGATTACAGCTCGTAAGCTCATAGCATCTGCTTCTACTTTGGAAACAAGCAAAAATGAAGGCGTAATCAACCCATTTGCAAACAGTATGAAAGTAGTTGTTGACAGTGAGCTTGCAGGCGGTGCTTGGTATTTAGCAGGTAGTACTCGTACAATAAAAGCAGGTTATTTAAGCGGTACAGGTCGTAAACCAATCGTGCAGCTTGATACAACAAGTTTGACACGAACAGTATTCCAAGGTGTATTTGACTTTGGTGTAGTTGCGGAAGATTACCGCTCACTTTATAAAAATGTAGGCGCTTAATTAGCGTCTATCTAAGGAGATAATTATGGCAAAAGAAGCGACAAAAATTCAAAAAGGTGCAGTTGTTGATTACACAGCATCTGCAACGATTGCAAATGGAGATGTAGTTCCATTGACAGACAGAGTAGGTGTAGCACTTGGCGATGCAGTTGCAGGTGATACTATTTCACTGGAATTAGAGGGTGTATTTGAGATTACTGCCGCAACTGCTGATGCTATTGCATTTGGAGATGTTTTGTATTTCGATCATATCAATAGAGTTGCAACAATATTAAGTGACAGTGTCGGTGACGGTACAGGTACAGCATTTGTAAAAGCAGGCATCGCAACAAGCGTAAAAGCTGCAAGTGCTGCAGGATCTGTTTACGTAAAAATAGATATGTAAGATGAAAGTAAAACTTTTAAAAGCGACTGAGTTTCGCGGGAAAAAGTACAAAAAAGGAGCATCTCTTGATGTTCCCGATGGTGTTGCAAACAAGATGATTTTAAACTCTTTGGCACAAAAGGCATGAGATGGGCATAAACACACTTATGGAAGATGATCTACAACTTATCTATGATGAGCTTTATGATGCAAAGGCAACATTTAAAGGCAATGAAATAAGTGTGTTTTTTAGTCCTGATTATGAGATACAAAGTTCTAAAGAGAAGATCATAACTGCACAAAGTAAAGATGTGTCAGGCATAACGAACAGTGATGTTTTAGCTATTGATGGTATTGATTACAAAGTCATTACTTTTAATGAGTCCGCAGACGGCAGAGAAACAACAATAGGACTTGAGAAATGAAAACAGAAGCAGAACTCGTTACAGATTTAAATACAATAGTTGCAAAGTATGTGACAAATTTTACTACATCTGTAATCTCACGCAGGACTGCAACTGTCAGTTCTCTTGATACAACAATAGCGATTGTTTTTCAAGATGAAAATATCACAAGTGCAATGCTTAGTGATCTTGTAAACTATGTTGCACAAAATGATCGTAACAGCTTGTCACTTGAGACAAAAAAAGACTTAGGCAATCTTGATTATGAAGTGATCTTGATGAACGCTGAAATCTTTTACTAGGAGATGAAATGCAATACAAAGTAATCAGACCAAATACATCGCTTAACATAGGTGACAACTCTTATGCAACAGGTGATGTATTTGAAGCAAAAAGAGAGGATGTGAAAACATTCTTGAAAAACAATTATATAAAAGAGGTAAAAGATGGCAAAGCAACTATCTAGCAAAAATACTCTTTTGTTCGCTACTGGTGCAGTACCGACAGCTACAGAAGTTATCACAACTTCAAATAATGTGATTGTCAACCCGAAGCCAAAAGCAATAGAGTATAAAGATATTGGGAACGGTCAAGCTGGAAACAGCAAGACATTTATTAACAATGATTTTGTAACTGCTGAGTTTTCAGTTGAACTTGTTTCAAAATCAAGCGGAGCATTAGGTGTTGCACCAACATACGCAGATCTGTTTAAATGTTGTGGGCTCAGTGAGACTATTACAGCAAGCACAGATGTTGTCTATAAACCTGAACTTGTAGAGCAAGCCGGTACGGCACTCTCTTATGTAGATGGATATAAAAGACAAATTGATGGCATAGCCGGTGATTTTAGCTTTAGCGGAAAGGTTGGAGAACTTGCAAAGTTCAGCTTCAATCTAAAGGGTTTTACAACATTAGAACCAATCGCGGAAGCAAATCCGGCTGTAACACTTGATGCAAATAAAAATCTAATTGTTACAAGCGCTAGTGTAATTACTGTTGGCGGTGGAACTATTGCATTAGATAGTTTCGAGTTCAGTCTAGGAAATGAAACTAAGGAAATCTATGCAGTTGGATCAAAAGAATACTTTATTGGAGATTTTAAACCGACACTTAAAGTTACCGCCGTGAAAACAAAAGGAAATGATGAGCACTGGGCAGATCTCAATGCAAACACTAAAAAAGAGGTGATTATCACTTTAGGTGATACTGCCGGTGATATCATAGAGTTTAAAGCATCTTATTGCCAACCATCGGATGCAAACGAGAGTGATGATGGCGGTAGTTTGATCTACGATAGAACATGGGTATGTGAAAATAGTGCAGGCGGCGATAATTTCTCCGTCACTTACAAATAGCAAGCTGGGTTTTCCGTAGTTTCCCAGCACTAAAAAACTACGAAAAAACTACAAGGAAAAACTATGAAGAAATTTAAAATCCAAAGAAAACGAATCAAATTTGAGTATGAGTTTACAGATGGCGATACCGCTAAGTTCGAGTACCTAGAGCCTACAACAAAACAGATTGACAAGTCAGTAGAACTTGAGAGTGTTTCGGAACAAATGGACTTTGCAAAAAAGACACTTAGAGATTGTTTAGTGTCAGAAACTGATGGTGCAGTCGAAAAGCTTATCAGAGAGCAGGTTGAAGACGGAAACATTTATGAGTTCAGAGTTGCTCTTGATGAAGAGTTGGGAAAGCTCAAAAAGAGCGCATAGCTCGACTATATGAATGGGCAAAGCAAAATGCAAAAGGTGAAGGCTCTTTAAACGAGTCTATAAAAAAACACAAAGGGGAAATAGATGGCGTTGAATGGCTTGATGATGACAAAGAGCTTAATGACATTGCAAATATTTTTATGCTTATCCCCTTTGATTACGGATTTAGCGGTGTTACCGGAAAGAAGTATGAAGCCATTAAAGACTTTCTCAAATGGAATGGTTTTGATGTTTCATACTGGACGCCAGTACTTTCAACTATGGGAGTTATATGGGCTGTTGAAACCAGTAAATCAGAGTAGTGGCTGTTTCGATTTGAACACATATACAAATCGAGCAATCACAAGTAATATCCACAATGGATTAAGAGTTGTCGTGAAGCCAATAGCGCTTATAAAAACGATTATAAATGTAATAAGTAGTTGCATAGAGACCATTATACCAAAAAAGGCTAAGTCGTGACAAAAGATTTAAAGATTAAAATCAGCATCGACAAAAAAACAGGAGAGTTAAAAGTCGTCAATGGCGAACTAAACAAAGTCTCAAATTCTGTAAAAAAAGCCGGAGATGCTACTGGAAAATTCTCTAAAAGATTAGTCGATATGGCACATACTGCCGTTGGTTTGTATGCAGTTACTAAGGCATTCGATATGATGTACGAGTCTGCAAAGCAGTTTATAAACACTGCATCGATGTTCGAGAAATACAATACCACTCTAAAAACGATCGAGGGCAGTTCGCAAAAAGCTTCACAGTCTATGGACTGGATAACGAACTTCGCAGCGAAGACTCCATATCAGCTCGACCAAGTTACTGCATCGTTCATAAAGTTGAAGTCATACGGTATAACTCCGACAGATGGAACATTGAAAACATTAGGTGACACGGCATCCGGTCTTGGAAAATCACTCAATGATGCTGTTGAAGCTATGGCAGATGCGGTTGTAGGCGAAAATGAAAGATTAAAAGAGTTTGGTATCAGAGCCTCAAAACAAGGCAATCAAATAGCGTACTCATGGATGACAGCGAGCGGTAAATCGAAGCACATCATAATACAAAACAACTCTGAAATCATACAAAGCACACTAACGGCGATATTTAATAGCAAATATGCAGGAGCTATGGAGGCGCAATCGAGAACTCTAGCAGGAATGTTATCAAATATGCAGGATAATTGGACGAAATTCCAAAACAAGGCGATGCAAAATGGGCTTTATCAATATTTAAAATCTATTGTATATGTTGTTGGTGAAAGACTCTCTGAAGCATTTAAAGTTACAGCAGACAATACTCAGTCGTTTGCAACAAAAGCTATCAACTGGATAGACAATGTAATAGGCGCTCTTGGTTTTATGAAAGATGCGGTTACTGGTATACAAGTAGTTGTGAAAGGTCTTGAGATTGGTTTTTATTATTTAGTGAAAGGCATAACATATGTTGTAGATGCTGGAATTGACTCAATAAACTATCTTATTGAAAAATATAACTCTTTACCGGAATGGTTAAGAGGTGAAAAGATAGGTATATTTAATAATTTAGGGCAAGGCGCTATTGACAATGAGATTACAAAATCAAAACAAGAAATAGATAAGCTTGTTGCTAGTTTGGAAGATGGAAGAAAAAGTGCAAAAGACTTTTTAAAAGATGTAGATGTTGCGTTTAAAACATTGGGTAAAGATACAAAAGATGTCGCAAAAGAAGAAGTAAAAGGTGCTATGGATGGTGCTTACACATCAACTACAAATAATGTTAAAAAAATGCAGGAAAAGGCAGCACGAGCAGCACTTGGAGACAAAACAACACTTGATCGTGTCTTTGATAATATAAACAAGGCGATGGAATACCAGTTCTTTGATGCGATGACAGGAAAGTTCAAATCATTCGGTTCTTGGCTTCAGGACTTCTGGTCATCTATCACTGAGTCTATGGCTCGCGGGCTTTCAAAAACACTTGCAGACAGTATGATGGGCGGCATACGAGGCGGTATTCAAAATCAGTTTAGAGGATTTGGCCTCTTTGGCAGCGCAGGTGCAGTCGGGACAAGTCTTTCAGCAAGCGGTGTACAGTCTGTTGGTGGAAAAGTCGGTGAGGCGTTTGTAACAAAAGGCGGGACCGTCATCGATGCTTCAGGGAAGATACTTAAAGCAGGAACAGACTCAAACAGCATCCTCTCAAATACAAGCAATCTTTCACAGGCAAGTGCATGGGCAGGGGCACTCTACGCACCTAGCTACTACATGGGTCAAGCAGCAGGTATGGCGTATGGTGCAGGGTTCACAGGAACAGGAAGTTTCTTGGCTGGAAGTGCGAATGTGCTTGGCGGCGGAGGCATCAGCGGACTCAGTGGTGCTGCATGGGCTGGCGGTGCACTTACGGCAGGTGCACTTGGAGGTCTTGGCGGTTATGCGCTTGGAAGCATTGGTGACAAGCTCTTTGGTGCAGATACAAAGGCTGCTAACTATGGTGCTATCGGCGGTTCGATCGGTGCGGTAGTCGGCAGCGTTGTTCCAGGTCTCGGAACTCTTATAGGCGGAGCGATAGGTGCCGCTCTTGGAAGTGTTGTCGGCGGTTTCTTCGGCAGCACATCTATGACAGGAAGCGAGCAGGGAATTGACATCTTCGGAAGTGCATCCTCAGAGAGTGTCAAAGGTCGTGAGTGGCTTGTAAAGCATATGAAAAAGAGCTCTTGGTTTAGTTCAAGCAGCTGGGATGAATGGTCATACAGCGGCTTTTCCGATAAGCAAATAGGAGCTATCAAAAGTGTCATAGGAACTTTCGACCAGCTCCTTTGGATGATGGGTGATACAGAAAAGACACTCACCATACAGGGCGGAAGATACAGCAGCATAGAATCGTTCTTGAACAACGGTGTTGTGAAGGCATTTTTGACAGAGACAACGACCGCGAACCTTAGTGATGTTTACAGTGTATGGTCTGATTATGCAAAATCTGTGAACAAGAAGATCTACGAAGCATTTAGTGATGTTGTTAACAACTATGTCTCTTCTCGAAGAGGTTTTCAGGAGTGGTACCTAGGCTTTAAAGGCAACAGCATAGGTCTTGCAAAGTATCAGCAGCAGACAGCACTTGAAGATCTCAGTATCGTACAAAGAACGATAGGTGAGAGTGCTGCAGGTGTAACCATAGAAAATTACATGAGTGCGTACAAAAAAGCGATAGAGACTAACTTCACGCCACAGGTTGTAGATCAGTGGAAAGCACTTGGTGAAGCTCTTATGAAAGCAAGTGATGCCCAAAAGAAATATCAAGACGCGCTTACAGGCGGAACATCGGTAGTGAACGGTCGCGCAGATATGATGCTTGCAGGTGCATACAACGCAACTGCTATTGACCTGCTTTCAGCTCAGAATAATGCAGATGAGACAAACAAACTTCTTTTCTATGCGATTCTCAAAGAGCTCAAGAAGCAGACATCAATCTCACAAGGACTTGTAGCATGAAAATAGTAAGACCGGTTGCTATAGCGCTTACAAGTTCAAATGTTTCAGACAGCTCTTATGCTGTGTGGGATAGTGCAGCTTCTTACAATGTCGGTGATCTTGTCTACTTGAATGACAATCATGGAGAGTATCAGGCTCTTACTGCAAATTCTAATGTTAATCCGCTTGATAATCCTGCAGACTGGCAGTGGCTCGGAACGACAAACCGATGGAGAATGTTCGACCAGTATCTTAACACAGTAACATCCAATGCCGGAACGATTGTTGTCGAGATAGTACCTGCTTATTCAAATGCGATCTATCTCGGAAATGTTACCTGCAACACGGTGACTATTGAAGTGATTGACAATCAAAGCCTTGCAGTTATAGAAACATACACGCAGGATATGGTTGAGGATGTCATTGACTGGCAGGACTACTTTTATGGAAGCTGGATAAATCAGAAAAAAAGCATCGTGATGTATGAGCGAACAACTTTGACAGCAGATGTGACTTTTAAAGTGACACTCGATGCAGGAGTAGATACAGCGTCATGCGGTATTGTCGTGTGTGGTAACAGCATCAACATAGGTTATACACTCTTTGATTTACAGGCATCAGCACTTGACTATTCAAAAGTAATCACAGATACAAACACCGGTGCGACATATCTTGAAAAAGGCAACTATGCAAAAACTGTCAATGCAGACATCTTTACAAGCACTGCAAATGTTGATGTAGTGTACAGGGTGCTTACCGACATCAGTGGCACACCTGTTGTGTTCATCGGCGGTGGAGATTATGAGACGCTTTCTGTCTTTGGCTTTGTGCAGAAGTTTGAGACAGCCATCAAAGGCTCAAAAGAGACCATCATAGCACTTGAAATTCAGGGATTAATTTAAAAAAGGGGAGAAAATGGCAATAAATCAAACAATAACAGACATACCGACACCGCCAAGCAGTACAGACAGTGCAAACTTCAGAGTACGTGCTGACAATTTCATGGCAAGTCTTGACAACTTGGCTGCAGAGCTCAACACATACAAAGATGAGGCGAACACACTTGAAACAAATGTGAACGACAAAGAGCAGAGCACACAGGATGCTGCAACCATAGCACATGTAGCTGCCAACTTCAAAGGTGCATGGGACAGTGCAACAGCATACACGCACCCATCAGCCGTGATCTACAACGGAGTTTTTTACATCAGCCTGCAAGATTCGACAAATCAAGATCCGACAACTGCTACGGCGTACTGGGATGTTGTGAAAGATCAGGCGAATTCATTACATATAGTAGGAAGTGGACTCCCAAATGAAGCGTACACGAAAGGTGATATTGATAATGGTTTGGCACTTTCTGCAGGCAGCATAATAACAATGTCACATTCAACTGTTCCAAATGGCTTTTTGGAATGTAATGGTGCAGAATTGTCAAGAACTACTTATGCAGATTTATATGCAGTCCTTGGTGATACTTATGGTGCTGGTGATGGAAGCACAACTTTTAATATCCCAGACCTTAGAGGCGAGTTTATTCGTGGGTTTGATAATGGTCGTGGCATTGATAGTGGTCGTGCTATTGGTACAGCACAAGGTGATGCTATTAGAAATATTACAGGTAGTCATGAAGAGTGGGCATCTCGTGGAGACCAACAATTTAATGCTTCAGGGGCATTTACGCACAGCACAGGGACACTTACTGGTCTTTCTGCAAGTTCTTCAGGCACAACAACAAAATGGACTTTTGATGCATCAATAGTAGTTCCAACAGCAAGCGAGAATAGACCTAGAAATATTGCAATGATGTATTGCATTAAATACTAAGGAGAAGATATGAAAATTTACAATTACGATAAAAGTACAAAAGAGTATATCTCAACAACACAAGCCAGTGAAAACCCTTTAGAAAAAGGAAAATATCTCATACCTGCAAATGCGACAACTATTACAATAGGCACAGGTAAAGATGGCTTTGTTCAAGTATTTGATGATATTAATAAAAAATGGGATTATATGGAAGACAATCGAGGCAAAACAGTCTATGACATCACTACAAAACAAGAAAGTAAAATTGATTATTTAGGTTCTATTAAAAGTGGTTTTACTGAACTTGTACCAAATGAGTTTGATGTATGGAATGGTACAGCTTGGGAAGTTGATACAGTTGCACAAATAACAGCTCAGACAAGAGAAATAAACAATGCTATCCAAAACCACTTAGACACAAAAGCTCAAGAGTTCAGATATGACAACATGATGTCCGCTCGTTCTTATACTGGATATACAAATCCTTTTCAAGCTGAAGCTCAGGCACTTGCTACTTGGTGTGCTGATTGTTGGACTACGGCTGGAGCTATTCAAGCTGATGTTGAAGCCGGAAACCGTGCTATGCCTACAGTTGAAGAAGTGTTGGCTGAATTGCCTGTGTATGGTGCGTAACATGGTAGTCGTTTCTCCAACTTCAAACAACACATACAAGCTTCAATCTCCAATCGTCACACGAGATGCAGTGATAGAATCAGGGTATGAGACGAATGGCGCGAACATTCCAAGAGTATTGTGGTGGTTTGTTCCGCCGTTTAAGCCAAAGTACCTCAAAGCTATCATAGTGCACGACTACTTTTGTGACAAAGAACTGTATAAAAAAGCTGATGATCTCTTTGAAGAGCTGTTATTTGAAGTGGAGAAGAGCATCTATACAAGAGCTATGGTGATGGCTGTGAGACTGTACCATAAAATAAGATACAAGGTTTAAAAAAATGACTGATGAGACAGTGAAAGATCTGGTTACTAAACACGACATGACCATCACGCATCTTGTTACAAGTGTGGAGCATTTAGTGCAATCTCAAACAGAAACAAATAAGCGGCTTGAAGAGATAAGCAAATTTCTTGCAAAACAGGCTGTATTTAGCAATAAGCTAGAGTTGATGGATAAAGGGCTTGGCGAGAGTTTTAAAAGAGTTCATAAACGAATTGATGAGATCGATACTATTCAAAAAGCAGATACCGGGTGCAATGCAACGAAGCTTTTAAACAAGGACGTAGGATCTATAACGAAAGAAATGAACAGACTCATACTCATTTGTGAAGAGCACCGAATCAACATTGAATCACTTCAGAGACATAAAGCATCACAGATATCACCTACTACGATTAAATGGGCTGCAGGTTTATTCATTCCATTTTTCATAATCTTTAGTGTGTATTTAGTGCAGAGCATCAACACGATAGAAAATAGGGTAATCACTCTTTCTGAACATATTAAGGGGATAGAGAAATGACACAAAAAGAAAAAAGCAGACAAAAGCTGCTCTGGTATAGCTTCTGGTTTATTGTTGTTGTCACGCTGCTTGCATTTGTAAGCGCATGGCTAGATAAAGACTTAAACGGCATCAATGCAATAGTCGCTACAACGATCAGTGCATTAAGCCTGCTTGGTATTGGTAACCTTGCTACAAAACCAAGTCAAAAAAAAGGAGACTATGAATGAAAAAGTTGAAGTATATACCGGTAATCATCGTGATGTTCGTACTATGTGCAGTTGGAAAACTAATCGGCAAAGATTGTAACAATGTTATGTAAAGATTGGATCGAAATATAATGTTCACACAGCTAAACGCTTATAAAAATCTTATCATTAGTGGATTGATAGTATTTGCAATCATAGGGCTGTATGCGTATGTACATGGCCTAAAATCAGATAACGATTACCTGAAGATGCAGATATCAAAAAAGAATGTGGAGATAGCAAACAAGACACTAGAAGTAGAAAGGTATAGGAGTAATTTGGTTCGTCAGAATGAAAAAATAGCTGCACTTGAGATTGATAAACAAACTGCTGATAAAAAACTTGCAGAGTGGAAAAACAAACCAAAAGAAGTAAAGTATAAAGTTATATACAAAACAAAAGAGGTAAAAAGCGATGACTGCAAAGATATTAAAAAGCGTCTTGATTATATCAAGCATCTTGACATTAACAAACTGTACTAGACAACCTGGGATTAAATATGTCGATAGACCAGTTGAAGTGAAGGTACCGGTCAAATGTGTAGTTCCTCAAGCAGAATGTGATTTCAATCAACCAACTTATACAGAAACTTTAAATGCATTAGTTGAATGCCTAATAAAGAAGAACCACAATGAAGAAAAATGTAGATAACGAGTACTCCTGTGCAAAATGTCTCGGTGTAGTTGGTAAAAGATGGCTCGTACTCGTTCCACAGAATGATTTTGGCGTGTGTAGTATGTGCAACAGTAGAGCTTTGACATATCATAAGAAAATAGTAATAGGGAGAAAGTTTGAAAAGTAAGCACTTTAAAATTCACGAGCTTGTACCACGTAAGATGTACGAGAAGTATGGAGAAAAAGCGTGGCGGTATGTTGATGTGAGACTCATCGAGACGATAGACAAACTCAAAGAGCATTTTAATCTTGGAACTATGACTATCAATAATTACTATTGGGGTGGATCAAGGGAGTGGAGCGGAATACGCACGCCGGATAGTCCAGAATATAAATACGGATCACAGCACTCATACGCTAATGCCTTTGATATTGTGTTCAGTCATTACAGTGCAGAAGAAGTACGAAACTACATCATAAATAATCCGCATGAGTTTCCACATATAAAAGGTATGGAGCTTGGAGTTAGTTGGTTGCATATTGATGTAAGAAATGAGGATGAGATTGTTTTGTTTAGAGTGTGA